CATGAAACCACACAAACCCGATTTGAACGAAAAGCTCACCATCCGAATGAGCGTTTCAACCAGGCGCGAAATTAAGGCGCTTTGCGAGCGAGCAGATATAGACGAGGCCATGCTTTCGCGCATGGCTTTGGAGGCCGGTATTCAGCTTGCAAAAGAAAAAGGCTTGACAGCCCTTATAGAAGAGCGGGAGCGCTTGCTGTCTGGATTTGCGCCGGATTTAACACCTGTGGAAATTCCATGTCCGGTGGTTTTCCGCATCAAAAAAAACGGCACAAAATACACGTTGAGCGACGCAACTGGGAAAGCACTTAAAACCGGACCCCTTTACGATATTCGTCCCGCAGCCCGTAAACTCTGCCCTCCCGAGGGAACCGTCATTCTGCACCATCCCGACGGGCGAGAAGAAACGGTGGTGTAGTTGCCTGAATCACCTCGGCCTTGTTGCTTCGTGGTGCATACTATCGTAGCCCCAGAACGCTCCGGCGCTTTGCCAGCCTTCTTTGGCGAACTCTTCCATGATAGCCAGCGGCATATCGGCCACAAGCGGCCAAGGGTCGCGGAATGAATTATCGTCGGCGTCGAGGTCTATTGCGGCTCCCCAGGCATGGACACTCAACGAGGTGCCTCCTCGTTTGTTTCGGAAATTATAGATGCCACCATAGTCCTCGGCGGCTTCCATAACTTCCCGCGTTCCAGCATTCCTCTCACCAATAGCGGTTAGGATACGGAGCAACGAAGTAGCGACTTTTTTGTGGCAACGGGTTTTGGTGACGCGCTGCCCGCCATAATACATCGGGTATGGGAATGTGATTGAGACAAGGTTGTTCTCATCCCCCGGTTCGCCATAGAACTCACGCAGCCCTTCACTCGTGGAGAACGGCCATGGGTTCGGAGTCGGCATGAGCGAGCGCAGATGGTCTTTGCAGCGTTGGATTGATTTTGGACCCCAGAAACCATCGGGATTTACGCCAATAATGCGTTGGATTTTTTGTATTTGTTCGGTTGTCATCGTGAAAAAAGGGCTATTCCGAGAAGCATGAAAGCGGCTAGGATCATTGCAAAAGCGATTGCGTCTTGGCTCATTTGATACGGGTTGTCGCTACATCTTTGATTTTTTCCATAGTCCTCCATCCCGCCATTCCGAGCATGGCGAGCGTGAGGTTGAAGAGGTCGCCGGATGGAATCTCGGGGAGTTTGGTATCAACTTTTGCCATCAGCAACGCCCACTGAGCAACAGGTTGCAGGATATATGACCAAGCAAGCGCCCCACTACACACCCATCCAATACTGGGTCTCCACCCCGCTACGAAGACAGAGCTAGATGCCGCTTCCACCTTGTTTGTGTCCGACTGGGCTTGGAGTTGAGCCGCCTCGATCTCGATGAACTTGGTTTGCAGCTCGGCTTGAAGCTTGATCTGGGCGTCCCTGTCGGGAACGAATTTATTTACAAGATTTGTTACCGCACTAATCGTCGCCGGAATGTCCCACATCATTTCGAGGCCCCCCTTTCGAGTGTGCGAATACGGTTTTCGTGATCGTTCAGAATGTTATCGTGCCGAGCATCGGTGATGGCATTTTGTTCCATACGGATGAGCACGGCCTCAATTTTCTCAATGCGAGCGTTTGCCGCTGTAAATTCCTCCTTAGTAACGAATTTTGTCCCAAGAAGTGCCACGGCAAGAAGCGCAATGGTGCTGGCAATTTTAAGCCCAATGTCAAAGTATTTAGCGAGTTCGTTCATATATTTAGAAATAGGTTGTCACGATCACAATTCCGTTTCCACCGTTTCCGCCAGAACCAGAAGTCATACCATTAAGAGCAGATGCGCCACCCCCACCACCTCCACCATAAAGTCCTCCATCACCGCCATTACCTCCTCCTGTTGTTGTTGAAAACCCGCCACCGCCACCACCCCCACCACAAAACGGAAATCCTGCTCCCATTGATCCGCCATTTCCGCCAGATGATCCAAATGCTCCAGATATTCCTCCAAGTGAATTGTTATTTGGAGTTCCAGCACCACCAATAACATTCGCAGGAGTTACCCCAAATCCACCTCCGCTACCACCACCGCCGCCACCAATAGAAGTGGTAGTGCTTGGAGATGTTCTTGCACCCGTTGTTGATGTCCCATTTGCTCCATTGCTTCCAGCAAACATTCCACCAAGATCTGAAATTCCACCAGAACCTCCTGTTGCATTATATTTACCTTGTGAACCACCAGTTGCCCCAATTGCTGTGCAATACGTTCCAAAATATGAATCGCCGCCCCCAAAACCATTGCTACCATTTGAGTTATCAGTGGTTGCTCCAGCCCTGCCTGCTCCACCAGCACCAACTTTTACTGATATTGCGGTATCTGGTAACAATGATGCGGGAATTGTTCTTTGAGAATAATTTCCCCCTCCTCCTCCTGCTCCAGATGAAGCCTGAGTTCCCGATGCTGCTCTTGCTCCTCCACCGCCAGCACCACCACCGCTAATACAGATTATATTCACGCTTTTCGCGCCTGCTGGTTTTGTCCAATTGAATGTTCCAGCAGATGAAAATGTATCAATTTGCGGGGATGCTCCGCTTGCAACGCCCAGATTAGCTCTGGCAGTAGGCGCATCCGTGGCCCCCGTGCCGCCCTTGGAGATAGGCAGAGCGGTAAAGGATGGCTCCGCGCCAATATCCGCTGGGGTCAAAGCATCTGCGCCGTTTTTGGCATGAGAATTTTTGTGCGAAGTTGATGCTTTTCCAGCGTCGATGGTGTCCTGCGCTGCGCTTGTTCGATAGGGTGTCAGCGCGGAGGGTTGAAGTGCCGAGTCGGCTTTAGTTCCCTGCGCGGCTGTGGCTTTCCCAGCGTCGATTGCGTCCTGCGCTGCGCTCGTGCGATATGGTGTGAGTGCAGAGGGCTGAAGTGCAGAATCAGCTTTTGTTCCCTGCGCGGCTGTGGCCTTCCCAGCGTCGATGGTATCCTGCGCTGCGCTCGTGCGGTAAGGCGTGAGAGCGGCGGCTTGCAACGCGGAGTCGGCTTTTGCCCCTTGCGCGGCTGTGGCTTTCCCAGCGTCGATGGTATCTTGCGCTGCGCTTGTTCGATATGCCGTGAGGGCAGCGGGTTGCAGTGCCGAGTCCGCCTTAGCCCCTTGAGCTGCGGTGGCTGCACCGATGGTAGCAGGTGTTGGCAGCGGATGCACATGGTCTTCGCGGGCGGCTTTTGTGCCGACTCCGCTGTAGGCGTCTGCCCCAAGCGGAGCAGGGGCGAGGGCGGCGTTGTATGTGCCGACGCGAGAAACTCCGCCGCTCATCCCATACTCAGTCCAACCTGTCGCTTGCCATGGGTATTGAGTATTGGAAGATGATTTTTGATTCGGACTTTCACCAGACCAATCCGAGTCGTCGTAATCGTAAGAAGCCACCCACATAGAGCCTGTCCAATAGACGCTCCAGTAGTCATTCCCCTCACGGACATAGTAAGTGTTTTTCCCATCGACCCCGACACCACTAACAGACAGTGTTTTTTCTCCCCCCCAAGGGATTGAAATTTGTGCCACGGAGTCCGGCAACATGAGGTTTTGCAACTCAAGGGAGTTGCTGATTTCAATAAAGAGAGTGCCTCCGCTCCATCGGTAGATTTTGCCTGAGTCGCGGGTCACATAAATCTTGCCGCTTACCCGCGCAGCCGTGTCGGCTTGTAACGCGGACAGCGTTGCGTATTCCACAACATCGTCCACATAGCTCGGCAGTAGTGTCGAAGAAATTTTGCCTGTTCCGTCGAGCGTGACATAATTTCCCGCTGGGGCTGCTCCGACTTGGGCGGCGGTGGGGAATGGATGCGTATGGTCGGCACGGGCAGCGTAGGCGGAAGTGCCTTCGGCTGCGGTAGCTGCCAGAGGTGATACGACCCGAGGGAGCTGATATTTTGAAACAGATGTGCCAGCAGGCCAAGTCGCTTGCCACGGGTATGTAGTGACATTGGTTGACCTCGCAATATCGTAGCCCTCCGCATCATCATAATTTTGATGTAATAACCAAGTGCCTCCCACACCATCTTTATTTAACTCTATACCATCCCCTCTGTAGAAAGGCGTATTGTCACTGTAATAACCTTTCTCCAACCTGATACTGCCATACCCATTTTGCGAGAAGAGGGCATCAGAAACATCGTCTGCGGGATAGTCGGGGTTTGGCTGAAAATGTCCGTGGTCAAGCTCCGCTTTCCCAGCAAGCGCAGTTTGCACCCAAAGATCGTAAGCGGGGGAGCCAATTTCTGGCTCAAAAAGTTCCCAATCTGTTCCATTTGGCGCATAGCCGGGGTTCCCCCAGTTTGAGATTTTTTTGTATAAAGCGCCATTCCAAAGCACAACGGCATTCGGCCCGTATCCAATGCCGTTGTTATATTCGCCAGCGTAATCAACAGGAACAGGTTGCAGAGCAGAATCAAGATCAACCCTGCCCACCGCGCCAATGGCGTTGCGGAAATTGGCTGCGACATTGGTATCCTCGGCATACGGGCCAAAAGAGACATTGCCGTCTGAGATTTTTAACGCTGGCGCGTTATTTGCGCCGTCCCAAAGTTGAATTGCTTGATCGACGACTCCTTGAGCTGGGTCGGGGTCTTCGCCTCCTGTTGTTACTCTGGCTGCGCCGATAGCTTCGCGGAATAGATTGTTGGATGTAACAGCCCACGGATTATCTTGCGGTAAGAGCGTGCCATCGTATTTAAGTGCAATGACACCATGGTCTTCATTGTCTCGCAATTCCATCGCTGCGGGAGCGATGTTTGTTTCGGGTGGATTCCCTTCGATTTGAAATGCTTTTACAGCGCCGATATCGGCAGGAGACAACGCATCTGCTCCACCTATAGCGTGATTGCTTGCGTGTGTAATTTCACCAATCCCCTTCTGGGCAAGCTTATCCCAGAATACCCCCTCTGTAGGAGTATCCCCCACATTCCCGCCATTGCTGTTCTTGCGATACCATGTTTCCCCTTCATAAGTAGCTACATCACCTACCGCATACGGCAGGCCCGGATTGTAAGCGCCCGTGAAATTCCATAGAGCGTCTGCACCATTAACTCCGGTGTCGCCCTTGGGGCCGACATCTCCTGTGTCGCCTTTATCGCCAGTGTCGCCCTTTGGCCCGACACTTCCTGTGTCTCCCTTATCGCCAGTGTCGCCCTTGGGACCGACATCTCCTGTGTCACCCTTATCGCCAGTGTCGCCCTTGGGACCGACATCTCCTGTGTCTCCCTTATCGCCAGTGTCGCCCTTGGGACCGACATCTCCTGTGTCTCCCTTATCGCCAGTGTCGCCCTTGGGACCGACATCTCCTGTGTCTCCCTTCGGCCCAGCACTTCCGGTATCGCCTTTCTCGCCAGCATCGCCTTTATCTCCCTTTGCGCCTGCGGCTCCTGCTGTTCCGGTATCGCCCTTTGGCCCGACACTTCCTGTGTCTCCCTTTGGCCCGATACTTCCGGTGTCGCCTTTAAGATCGTCTAATGCAATTAGATCAGTCCAAGTAAGCTCTCCTTCATACCGCCACTGGATATGGGTAGTTCCCTTTTGAAACTCTACTTCACGCCCATTCCCGCCACTCCCGCCACCACTGGCAGCAAGAGCCGCGATGGCCTGCGCCGTGCGAAGCGGAGTCATCCATCGATCATTATTGAGTCCGGATTCAGCATCTACTTTCGTTGCCTTAGTTGGCTGGAAACGATTGCTTGCCGGTCCAGAAGAAGCATTATTATTGAGAGAATTCATGGCATTAAAAACCGCTTGGCGTTCCTACATTGTATTCAGCTGGCGCATGGGTATGAGCCAATCGCGGAATTTTGTTTGCAAGCACATCGGCTGCACGGTCGGCAATAAGCCGAATCGTCTCGGGATTGCGCCAGAGCGGGCTAATTATCAAAGCGGCTTCTACAAGCGGGACAAGAAGCTCATCGGCATAGTGATTCAAAATTGGAATCTCGATGGGAGCGGCAATGTGACCCGCATTTAATGTGATTGCCGCAAGCTCCACTTCAAAACGCACAGTGCAATCTTGCGTTGGCGCTGGATGAATGCGTAGAAGACTGGCTGTTTGCCCGCCAAGCACGATTCCAAGACTATCCACGGCGTAATGCGTAGGCTGGGCTGGAGAGAGAAGTGTAAGTTCACGCCGGTTGCGGATCAGGCCATCGCGTTCAGGGCGGAGTTCCAACGGGCGATTGCTCCCATAGTAAAGTCGAGGGGGAGAGGTAAGCCGTTCAATGCTGCCTGGGATTGAAACGCTGTCGAATAAAATCAAACCAGTGGTGGTCAGGCTGTCTCCGATCCACGAGTCAAGCACGGTGCTTTCTCCAGTGATCTCGTTGTCGGGGCTTTGTCCTGCAATGCGGAGTCCGCAGCCCAACCAAGCAAGATCAAATGGCTCGTCTTCGAGATGGTTATCGTATTTTGCTGAAAAATTCAGCGTTACCGGCAACGGCGCGCGAAAAACAGTGGAAATCGTGCTGCGTTTCAAAAGTGGCGGGGCTTCGCGATAGAACTGCTGCAGCCCGCTGTTGCAGGCGGCAAGCACATCGAGGAGCGCGTTACCGCCCAAGTTGGCTGGGTCGGGAACACCGAGATGCCTGGCGGCGGAGCGGGCGAGTTGCAGGGTGTTCATCGTTGTCCTCCTTGCGTGTTGCCGCCTGCAATGGCCGCTGCGGGCGGAGCGGGCACGGCGGGCGCGGCCATGCCAAGCAGCGAGAGAGCGCGTTGGTAGTCGGCCCGTAGGTCCGGCAGTCGCCCGGCATCGCTCTCGCTGTAAAAAGAAGATGTTGCCATGCCAAATCGCACTAATGGCCTCAAAATACTTTCATGGTATTTGTGCGGGACAGGCGGAACAATGGCCGCGTTTGCAAGATCTGCCACAACATAGGATGGAGGCTCTTGCACGACCGGCACAGTAAGCGCAACAGAGGCATCAGGTGTTGGCGCTACATAAAAACGCAAAGCAACGGGGTCGCTTCCTGCGGTGCGTGTGCCTTCAATAAAATAGGCCACCGGCGGGGCGGGATCGAGCGTGGTGAGAGTGCCAAAATAAAGCGCGCCGAAATCTTGAAATTGGCTGCGTGTTTCCAGCCGTATGATCGGCCGGTTGTTCATTCGCACTGGCTCCAACACGCGCTGCACGGCAGACGGGAGCGCCACGGAAGCTGTGTTGGCGGGAATAGTTATCGAAAGTTCCTCGCGGGAGTAAAAATCTTCTCCGGCAAGTTGCATGAGTTGCAGTGCGCCGTTTATGTCGGCCAGCGCGCGGTCTCGCATTAACGCAGGCGCTCCGGCGGGGTTGTAAAGACCCACGACGGCCAAGGCATCTGCGTAAAGTGCGGAGAGAGTGAGCATCAGTCAGGCAAGGTGGGGAGAAGTTTGCGTTTTTTTCTAACAGGGGAATCAGCATCGCTGGCCAATTCCAAAGATTCAGGGAAATGGCAGGGAGCGTCCACGGCGATGACCTCGATGTGCATATCCATTTGATCCCACGCTCTCATAAATGCCAGAGCCTCGTTGGTGATGCGGGCGAGCGTGCCGGCATCTTCTGCCACTATTTGTTTCCAGACATGGCGATTGTAGGCATCCATCCATTGGAACGCGCCAACATCGGGCCTCCGGTAACGGCTTTTGATATTTAGGGCAATAATGTATGCAGGCATGATTAAGTGTTGGGGAAACCCCGGAGGCGCAGGCCCTCCGGGGATCGTCCCCAAGTTGGTCAGCTAATCGTCGGCAGGCTCACGCCTGGGATCGAGATGGCGTGGGTGAGGCGCACGGCGCTTGGCACGCGGCCAAGACGGTCCTTGCGGAGAGATTGGCCGAACACGGAGACGATGTATCGCTCCATGAGGAAGCCGCCCTCTTTGTCATCCTGCACACGCTGGTTACGATGCTTGCCGTATCCACGGTAAGCGGCGCGTTTGCCAAGCATGAAGCTGTGGCCGATTGGCACGCCATTGGCGTTGCACTGCACCACAAGCGCCCCGGCGGGGTGCGTGTCGGTGTGCCTGTTCAACCATGCTCCGGTGTTCCATACCACATTTCCAAGCGTGGTCACGCGGTCGCCGGAGGCGGCTGCACCGAGGCGCTTGGTAATGGTGATCTGGTTGCCGTTGTTGCCAGTGGTGTAGGCATACATTCCGATTTTACCTGGATCGGTCGCGGCGTTAGCCGGATTGATGATGAGCAGGTAGTGCGTGTTGGCGTCTTGACCCACTGTGGTAGCTCCACCGGCTGCCGCATCAAGATTTCCGATGAACTTGTATTGGAAGTTCTCGAAATACTTGAAGTATTTCTTTTTGGTCTTCGCCGCGCTGGTCGAGTTTCCTCCGCCGGTCACAGCAAATGGGGCTGTGCCTGGGGCGATGGCTGTTCCCAAACGGGCTTGCGGGTTGAGCGGACTTCCAATCGCACCTTCGCCGTCGTGGTCGATAGGAGTGTATTCCGTGATGATGTGTCCTTTGGGAGCGGAGTATCCACCCTCAAAAAGCAACTTCGCGTATTGCTCCACTTTCGTGTCGCGCAGGATTTGCTTGTAGCTGGGGTCCATGTCCAGGCTGAACAACGCATCGCTTGTGGCGACTACGGTGTTACGGAACACGGGTTGTCCGTTCTTGAGCGCGCCAACTTGGGCGGGTTCGCCGCCCTTGGTTTTCAGGATAGCTCCCAATCCGATGATCTCATCCCAATTCAGTGTATCAGCACTGGTGAGCGTGTTGACTGTTTTTCGGCCTGCGTAGAGGATGTTGTCCGAAGGCAGGGATTCGCGGAACATCATGAAAAGCTGCTCGCTCTTCAAGCGTCCGGCCCATGCACCCTGCTGGGTGTTAAAGCCGGTCTGGATTTCGTTGCGCATTCCCATGAGTTCTTCGGTGCGCTCTGAGACGCGAACGCCGTGACGCACCCAATCGACAACAAGGTCGTGGGTATTGATGAGGAATTCTTCGTAGTCGTCTTGGGTCTCGAAAATCTGCTCGCCGATGTGCGGTTCGTCGTAGAATCCGCTACCAACGGTAAAGATGATTTTTTGACCACGGCCTTTGGAAAGGTCGGTTTTCTCGAAAATGATCGAGTTTGGGCCTCCCTCCATAGGTGCGAAGAAGTCTTCGCTCTGCTCGAACAAGTCGATGCCTGATTGCCACAGCTGCCGAACTGCGTCCGGAGCCATCGTGGCGAGTTTTGTGCCCGTAATCGGGGCGGAGATGTCGTATGCTGCCATAATTTTCGGTTTTTGTTGTGACCGCTTATGGCTGCTTAACGCCGCCAGCTACATTGCTGGCGAACTCCAACTTTGAAAACGAGAATCTACTGTCTATTAAGACTGTGGATCATTTGTTCGTATTCAAAAGTAGAGCGCGGAAGGCCGTTTGGCAGAGATGAAGCGGTCGTCGGTGTGATTGTGCGGTCGCCGCCGGAAGCGACGGGCGACTGCTGGTTTGTGCGACGAACCGCTGCACTTTGCTGCACGGCTTGCGGGCGTGGAGTGGGGGCCGGAGATGATTTGCTGGATGAAGAGGACGGAGCGATACCAAGGGCATTTGCGGCCATTTGATAAATCTTGAACGGAGCGTCCGCATCCGAAATAAGCGGGTTTTCTTGGCTCTGCATGGCAGACCAGATGCGCTCGACTTCGGCGTGGATTGGGTGCTTCGGATCAGTAGCGGCCGGATAGATTGAATCGGTCTTAGCGTAGCTTTCAGAAACCTGCTTTTGGAATTGCTGCTCACCAGTAATGACGGCCTCGCGGGCGTCTTTTAATTGGTCGCGCAATGCCTCGATTTCCTCGGTAAGCTCGTTTTGCCGGACCGTATCTATATTGGCGGCAGCTTCTTTCCGTTCGGCTCTTAACTGCTCAATTTTAGATTCAATCTCTTGAGGTGCTAATATGGGCTTGACATTTTCTGTTTGCTTTTCGCTGTCAACAGGAGCGTCAGAAATCCCAAGCGCCTCTTTGGCGCGAGCAAAAGCTGTGTCAAAATTGATCGGCGTGCCGTTATTGACTGCCTGCCGGTAGATTTGGAGAGCAAAAGCATTGGTGTCATCGTGTGTTGTCACTCGCTGACGGCGCTTCACGCTGTCTTCTTCCGACTCGGTTGGGCTTGGCGGCGTCTCGTCCGTGGCTGGGATTGTGTCTTGGTCAGCGTCGTTTGGTGGAGCGTCGTTCCCTTCGGTGGCAGGTGGGTTATCCCCTACCTGGTCAGCGTCGTTTGCGGCGTCCCCATCGGTGGCCGGTTCCAAGGCTTCCTGCAGCCTCTTCATGTAATCATCCATGGTCGCCACTCCCTCCGTAGCCGGAGCGGTGTAGGCGGTTGTCGCGGGTTGATTATCGGACGCAGTGGCCTGTGCCTCTGTGGCACTGGCATTCCCGTCCGCCGTTGCGGTGTCCAATTTGTCGGCTTGCGCCTGATCGTTAGTGGGCATGGCGAAGCCATTAGCTCGACCTCAAACCGCTGTCAAGTATTTTTTTTAAGTTGACAGCTAAAAAAAGTCAGGATATAAAGCGAAGCGCCCTGTCCAATGACCACCACAAACGCTGCAGATAGTTTCCAAGTTCAGAAGCTGGAAGAGAGTTTGCCTGCTCCCAAGCGGCTCAGTGATTCCAGTCCGCGAATGCCTTTTAAGAGCGGCTACAAGCTCACGCGCGAGCAGGAGGAGGCTTTGGTGGCGCACGCGATTTTGAGGCTGGATCAAATTGAAAAGCAAATGGGCAAGCGGCAGGCTGTAAACAGCCACGGCACGATACCAGGCGATGATTTCAGTCTTCAATGCGAGCCAGGCAGTTTTTTAGGGAAGCGTGAAAAATTTACAGCGCGGTATTACAACCATGTATCCGACCGCGTGGAGAAGGATACGATTTTCGAGCATTCCAACCTTACGGCTTCGCTCTCCCAGCGGATTTGCGGGCAAATGATCGCTAAGAGCAGCACTTTCTTCTATGGGCGTCCGGACGATGACGAGTGGTTCACTGCCGAGGGCGTGGGATTGGAGGATGACGCGCTTGCCGACAAGGTGAAAAAATATGCACGCCATATTGCCAAAAAATGCAAAGTCAAGGAACGGCATGTGCAGGCGCTGGAATTTGCGTGGGTGCGCGGAGAATCCGTGCTGAAGACTACGCACCAAGAACGGTTCCAAATCTACAAGCGCACGGCTACCTATTTGATTGACGAAGCTGGCGAGCCATTGCTTGACGCATACGGGGACTACATTCTCGACTCCGATTTGTTTGTTCCAGAAACAGCAGAGCAGCCTGTTACCATGCAGGACGAAGCTGGAATGCCGATTCAGGATGTGCAGGTGGTCGAAACCGGCAACATGGTTCTCAAGCGCGACGGCGTGACAATTCTCCCGCAACAGCCTCTCTACACCACCGGAGAAATCGTGCGCCGCCTGGTGACTTGGAGCGGACCAGATTCGCGTATTTGCTATTACAAGGATTTCATCTGCCCTCTTGACGCTCCTGGCATCCAAGCTGGCGAGGCCGATATGGTGGCGCACCTCTACGATAAAAGCGTTATGGATCTCGCCCAAATGTTCGGCGGGCAATTTGCCGAGGGCGATGCGCGGAGGCAGGAAATCGAAGGCGCTGTGGAATTGCTGCGGAATATGGTGAGCGATTCCAATATGCCCAAGAGCGCGGCGGATCAGCCTCGTCCGGATTTTGGCGAGCGCGATACCGAAGGCAGCGTGAACAATCCCAAGGTGCAGTTGGCCGAATGCTGGTTGACCTACGACGCTGATGGCGACGGCATCCAAGAGGAAATCATGATGGTTCTCGACCGGCGCAACAAGGCTCCCATTTTTTACGACTACACGGCCAATGTCACGCTGCGCGGCCTGCGTCCATTCACGGTGATTCGCCCTATGGAAGTTGATGGCCGGTGGTATGGCATTGGGGCGATGGAGTATTTCGAGCCAGAGCAGGATTTCATCGACCTGCAACTCAACCGGCAGAATTTTTTAGAAGGAGCATCGGGCAGAGTTACCTTCTGGTCGCCGTGGGCCACGCTTGAGGGCCAGCGCGATCCGGCGCTCAAGCTCAACCACGGGCGCACCTACACGCTACGGGAAGGAATGAAAGCCGAAGAAACTCTGTCCTATGTGTCATTGCCGGAACCCAAGGGCCAAGGGTTGCGCGCGCTCATGGAACTCTTCATGCAATTCATGCAAATCAAGAGCGGCGTGGTCAACGGCGCGGATCAGCAAATCTCCGGCCTTCCCACGGCGGATACCGCTACCGGCATCAATGAAGTGCGCGACAGCGGCGCGGAGATGTTTGATATGTTTCTTTTGCGGCTTTACCCGTCGCTCCACGAGTCGTTGCAGTCCGTTGTTGATGTCGCATTTACGAATCTCAACGAGCGGCAGGTTTTTACTTATTTCAACGGGAGTGCGCAGGAAATCTTGGAACTCACGCCCGACGATGTGCGCGACCTCTCGCTCAATATCCGCCTCTCGATCACCCAAGCCCGCGACCGGCAGATTTTGGAAGCCGGCAACATTGCCGATGGCGTGATTAACAATTTCTACGCCCGCCCGCTGCCGCTTCAGGAACGCACCGCGCCGTATGCGCGCGCCCGCCTCAAGAGCCTCAAGGTGCCACAGCCCGACAGCCTCATCGAGCCACTTGATCCCGCGTTATTGGCTCCTCAACCCGCGCCTGGTTCCCCACCCCTCCAATGATTTTTGCAACCTCCAAACTGCAGGATAGAGAAATGGTATCTCGTCTCGCTCATAACGAGAAGTTCATGGTTCGATTCCATGTCCTGCTACCACTATGACGCACGACGAAAAATACCGCGCCCAGCGCGACCTGGAATCCATCGACCGCCTCATGCGGAATACAGATTTTACCGGCTATTTCTTGCGGCGGTTAAACGAAACAATCGTTTCCCGCGAGACGCATATCCTCAGTTCAAATTTTCCAGACTCCGAATTCCCAAAAGCCAAAACCGCGCTTTCGGAGCTTTATGCCGTGCGCGGGTTACTTGAGTCCGACGCCGCCGGTTGCCGCTCACTGCTGGGGCTGGAAAAGGATGCGATCTCCCTGATTTGAATCGGTCGGAAATTTGATTCCGGCAACGCGCTCAAATCAAACCAATCTCCGTTTTCTGGAAGCAATGCGTCATTGCAATACATTGTGTCCTTCATACAGAAATAAACGGTTGTTGGCGCACCCGCAGATGGCCTCGGCATTCCCCCTCTGTCTCATGGTATGCGCGGTAGTGAATGATGTCGGGAGCGTTTTTCGGAGCATCGGACGATTTGCGCTTGATGTGGTCGCAAGCAATGTGCGGCACGCAGGCGATTTTTAAGCCTGCTGGGTGCCAGCGGGACCAGCACAAGAAAAGGTCTTGAGTGCCTTTGCCTTCGTAGCCGGTAAAATCTGCGTGCGCCAAGGCCCGCTTTGATAGCAGTGTGCAGCCCAGCCCACACCAGTCAGAAGGAACGATTGCCCCGTATCCAATGCCCGGATATGCGAAATCCATCCACCCGCGCCTTCTCCATCCGTGTTTGGCAGTCACTTCCCAGATGTTGCCGTCCGGTGGCGCGTTTTTCACGCGCTCGCGTAGCCGTCCCATGCGCTTGCTTTCCTTCTCGCCGATCTTTTGTGCGGCTTGTGCTTCCTCTTGATTGGTCGGAGGCTTGATAGCTTTTAGCCGTTTTTCGCATTCTTCCAGACATAATTTGAGGCGTGTCCGGAGTTTGCGCTCTTCGGGCAAGAAATCCTCGGCAATCTGGTGCTGTGGCGAGCCAAAGCCCCCCAAGAAAAGCCCGTTCGGGTAAGTTGCTGCGGCGATGTCGTAATGTGGCGATCCATCCGCTGTCGGCATATCAAGCGTCCATTCCAGCACTCGCAAGGCGTCTGCCGGAAGAATTGTATCACTTTCCACAACAAGGCAACGAGAGGCGCGAATCTTTCGTGCAAAGGAGAAGCACGCACCCTGTAAGGCGGCAATACGCATTTGCGCTTCCTCCTTATAGCGTGTGCTTGAGTCATCCTTAATGGGCATGGCAAGCACACTTACCTTCCAGCCTTCGGGAAGTTCCTGTTTGGCGAGTTCCGCCGCCGCCTTGGCTTCCTTGCTTTCATCAGTTGCAAAGATGAAGTGGGCTTCCTCGTGGTGGGATGCAGCGGCTGCTATGCCCCTGACGCATTGGGGCCATGCGTCAAGGTATGATTTGGTTGCGGCGACGGTGATGGCGATCATTGTGGGCATCCCAATATTACTCCGGCAAGTTAACAGATGGCACTTATTGCTGAATCGGTAAGAAGTCAGAGCCAAACCGGATGCTACCCATTAATAAGGTCGCCAATGAAGGGGGAACCCAATCTGTGATTTCTCTAAACGCACATATTACTATTTCTTTTTTCATAAAAGTTTAAAATCAATTAACCAATATCCCATAATGGTTGTATCATCATCCCGTGCCCCATTACAAAAGAAAGGCAGCTAAAAACGGTTAAATTTGCATTTCCAACTGATTGTTCTGTGGTTATCACGCTATAACCTTTTTCAATACTGCTTAGTGTTCCGCTTGAATTGTTATTGTAAGTTGTCATTAAAAAGGCTTTAGGGAGGTCAAAAATTGTCATTGTTGCATGAGGGAACTGCGCCCCACCAAGCACGAATCCGTGTATAGGGTAAAGTCGTATGTCTGTTGGTATTTCATGTCTTGCTTGTAACATTGCCGTTCCAGAATTAGAGCTTTTTCTGGTGCTGTCTATATTCCAAACCCAAGAACTTGAAAATGAAGCGCCTTCTCGATTGACTGTAACAGTCGTCCAGTCGCTTTGTTCAGATTCATAACCACTATAATATGTATATCCTTGCTCATCCGCTCCTGATTGCGTAGGTTTTGCGTAGGCGGTAAAAGATGGTAAAGCAAATGGCACATCTAATTTGTTCCAAGAACCATTGTAAACAGCAGGATACCCAAAACCAAACAAATCATTTATTGTAATGTCGTGACCTACAAGTTCCAAAAATAAAGGGCTGGCTGAAAATGTAGATTTGCTAAAGTTTAAATTTGGCGCTCCAAAATTTTCACTATAAAAATCTGGTAAAAAAATTTTTGGGTAGTAAATGAGAGATGTTAGCTCAGCATTTCTTCGTATGTATGCTTCTCCCTCTGTCTTGCCCTCTTTGGCACTTCGAGTTTCGCCGTCGAATGAAAAAACCGTGTCATTTGGGAAGCTTCCAGAAGTTTTACTGGAAAATGTCTCTAAATATGAATAATTTTGTTGAATGCCTAAATAATTAGCTACTGTGTCTGATGTTTTGACACTTTCTAATGTATTGCACTTATAAATAGGTATCCCACCCCATTCATTTTGACCGCCATACTCATCTTCACCCCACCCCTCCGGTATATTTGTTGTTGTAAAAGGGAATTTTTCTTGATACCCGTCTAATAATGTTTTAATTATTGTATTTACAACCACTTCCGGGCCCATCGCAGTATTATTGGAGTCGGTTGCCCAAGTTTCTCCCAGTTGCCCGTAACAAGTTAAAATAATTTCATTTGTGGGCACTCCGTCCTGACCTACCTGAACAGAACCTAACTTAATGTAATAAGGTTTATACGACTCGGTTGTTCGAGTTGCGGTTTGCCATGTGGCTTTAGAAATTGGACTCCAATCTGAATTATTTGGATCAAACGAATTAAGTTCCTCGACTTTCAATGACTCTTTAAAATCGCCGTGCGTAAAAAAAGCAAATCCTTTTGAGTCTTCCCAAATAGTATGACCTACAACAACTTGATGTGATAATAAATCTGTCCATGTTATGAATTCCGTAGTTGTTTGTAGCGTTAAAAAAGTCTCATCGTATGGTTCGGTATACACAGACTCGATTGTGGAAGTTACTTCTTTGTAACTCATAATAACAGTTGTATCTGAGTTATTTACTATGTAAGTAGTCCAAACTAGCATTCCTCCAGCCGCAGTTTGAGTGCTCATTTTCCGTTGACCATGCGGCGAACTACTTGTGGTAGTTGTATATTGAGATACAGTTTCTTTTGGGGCAATACCAGAGCTTGTTTCTAATTCAGGTTGTTCAGGCCCTCTGGCATAGCTGAAAAAAGTCGAATTTTTTGTATACACTCTTGTCCATTTTGTAGAAGACCGATGAGGCAATTCTGTAAAACCGTAGTTGAGCCCATCATACCTACTGGAGGCACGTTCATGCGTTTCCCCAACCGGAGTTGAAGAAACACTCGCATAATCATACGAATCATAAGTGATCGTTTTGTGTGTTAGTCCCACTGATGTTCTATCGTAAGCACTGTGTGAAAATGAAACACTTTTGATGCCTTGAAAATCGGCAGATACAGTAGCAGTAGTATAACTAATCCAAGAAATCATTAGAAAATAATGTTATACCAACGATCTACTCCGGGAATACCGAGTGGAGGAGGCGATGTTTTATCAGTTATTATGGCTTGATTAAATGTAACATTCGGATTGTTGGGGCCAAGAGTGCGATAAGCCTTGCCTTCAAAAGTAACCCCAAAAACAAAGCACGCTTCGGCAGGCAATGCAGAGGGAACGAGAACTTGCGCGGGAGGATCAGTTGCATCAACAACGATCTGCACGCTTGTAATCTGTTTTCCATTAGTGAGGCATTTGGCTTTCCATTTCATCAGTGACGCCCCAACGCTAAACTCAGCCAATACACCGTTAGAAAACAAATTTGACGGAAGTATACCTGCGACAGTTCCGGGCCAAACGGTTCCTTTGTAAGAGCTGCCGCCAACAGGAGTAAGAGTAATACCCCATGGTAGTATTTCTACGTCCGGCGTGCCCTTCTTCAGCCTATCCCCATACACCGCATAGATATTGTTGTCCCTGTCCTTAATCATCGCCTGCCGGAACATCCTTGGGCGCATTATGCCAGGCGGACGGGCGCTGTTTTCGGTAAAATCTATTTCTTTGATTTTCTGAAAGCCAGAATTGTCCATATCAAATTTTGATATTGAGGATGGAAAGCAAATCGCCCCACCATGGCCATACGAGTTCGGGATTGCCTGGGCCTTCCTCCAGCACCCATCGGCGGGAGGCTGCAGCTATTTTTTCGCGGAGCGGTTCATCAAAAGCCAGCGAGGAGGCGTAGTAAGCTGCCTCATCGGTGGAATTGGCCAAGAAGCCGGTTTCTCCGTGGCAGATAAGGTCTGTAAACCCTCCGGCGCGCGCTCCGATAGGGATGGCTCCTGCTAACATGGCCTGCACGGTGGCGTAGCCGAATGATTCCACAACTGGATAATAGTGGAGGAGAACATGAAGCCCGCCAAAAAACGCAGTGATCTCAGCGGGATCGTAAATGTGGCCTTGAAGTTCCAGATTAAAATAATCTGCCCACCGACTGGTCGGATCGCACGGGTTGCCAATTTTTTCGAGTGCATTAGCCCCCCATCCAGCAACTTTCACGCGCAGGCTCTTTGATACCGGCGTGTGGATATTCCCATACATGCGCCAACTTTCTTCATGCCATTTCTCAGGATCGTCGCGGGTGGCTCGGCCTACGATAAACTCGTTTTCGGGTTTCTCGCCAGGTGCAAAGGGATACAACGGGCAATCGGCCTCGATGTAGGGAATATAGTTGAGTCTTGTTTTGAGAACTGCATCGGGACTGTCTTGGAGGATTTGAGGGATTACAACCTTGGAGACGGCTTTGCTTTGAAAGAAAAACTCATCGATAAGGCCGTCACGGAAAGCGGCAGCTTCAACATCCACGCCAAAAGACATTCCGCTTGTCCAAACCATGTGCTTGGGCCGGTCCGCATATTCGCGCATATAGTCGAAACACACATCCTCGCCAAAGCTCACAAGCACCGAACACCGCTCAAACATACCTGGGCGATAGTTTACAACCGTTACGCCTAGCGAGCGGAGCCACTTTGCGCGGGAGCCGTGCGCCACGGGATCATCCATTGGCACGATGCAGCGCACCTTCACGCCTTTCCTGCGAAGTAAATGAATCGCTCCAAGAAGTTCGGCTCCACAGCCTCCAGATTGATGAATAATGCCAAAAAATGAGATCATGCGGCTTTGATTGGGACAGAAAACGAAACGATTACGCTTTCATCCTCAAAAGTGACGGTTTCTTGTTGGTTTGGAGTTTCCTTAGTCGTCGTAGTTTTTGCACCATTTGTAGTGCGACTGGTGCGCAGCGGTTCCGTAGTTGCTTGTCGGCGGGAAGCACTGCGGTTATCCGCCGCGCTGCTCGATCTACTTGTGTTGCCGCTGCGGGAGGTGCTCGCAGAACGCGAGGAGGATTGACTGCCTGACTGACTGCCTGACTGGTTGCGGGACGAAGATTGGCTGTTGAACTGGCTACCGGACTGACTGCGAGACGAAGATTGGCTGTTCGACTGACTGCCGGATTGGCTGCGAGACGAAGATTGGCTGCTGGATTGACTGCCGGATTGGCTACGCGAAGAGGATTGGCTGTTCGACTGACTGCCGGATTGGCTGCGAGACGAAGATTGGCTGCTGGATTGACTGCCGGACTGGCTGCGAGACGAAGATTGGCTGCTGGATTGGCTGTGGCTTCGTGAAGAACTTTGCGAAGTGCTGGACGAACGGCTTTGCGACCGGCTGGAACTTTGTGACCGGCTGGAACTTTGCGACGAACTTCCCGATGTGCTGTGTGAACCGCGCACATCTGCCTGCATTCCATCTAAATCTTCACGAGCCATAATTATCTAAACCCTGCGGTATTTTCTTGGATTTGAATTGCGCCATTATTGGAATCCATCACAAAATAGGAATAGAGATCGCATGTCCTTGTTTGCGAAGTCTGTGTTTGGGTTTGCGTTTCTGTGGTGGTGGCAGTTTCAGTTCCTGTTTCTGTTCCCGTTTCCGTTCCGGTTTGTGTATTGGTTTCCGTTTCCGTCTGTGTCGAGGTCTGCGTCTCGGTTCCGGTCTCGGTATTCGTCTGGGTCGAGGTCTGCGTCTCGGTTCCGGTTTCGGTATTTGTTTGAGTCGAAGTCTGTGTTTCCGTTCCGGTTTCGGTATTCGTCTGAGTCGAAGTCTGTGTT